GAAGCCGATAAATTTGTGACTAAAGAAGTTGGTGCACTTGGTATTGAAATACATCATGAGTATTTCAGAGCATTAAATTCTCAATATGAATATGTCACGAATATTCAAAACATAATGATCTCTGGTGATATACAAATTACAGAACATCCTGTGCGTAGTGTGCCAGTTGCTGCAGGATCTCTATTCTTCATACACAAAGAAAATTGGATTGACATTCCAGAATCATTTAAAATATACTTTGGTGATACATGGACGTTTGATATTCAGCGACTGCTTGGTAGAAAGAACTATGCGATGAAAAACGTTTTCTACCATACTCCATGGAATGCAGCATCTAAAATTGGAGTTAGTTCAGAGTATCAGCAAACAGAAGAATATAAACAAAACGAATCATTTGATAACTACCATAAGTTCATTTCAAATTTTATAGAAGAGAATAACATTCAAACATTATGAAAATATTATTTCACTGCGAACAATTAAACTACAGAGGCACAACTAACTCTGTTTGTGATTATGCTTTATACAATCAAGAAGTTCTTGGCAACGAAAGTGTAATTGTTTATAGTTCTAAGAGCCCAGAGGGATTAGACACAGGATCTGTTCCTTCTGTTGTAAACAAGTTTGCCAGTAAATTTAAACTGCTACAATATGATTCGAATGATCATCTAAACGATATTGCATCCAATTATGATTTCTGTTACAGTCAAAGAGCAGGAACCATAGTTGATATGGGTGGCGTCACACTTCCTGTTGTGATGTCAACAAAATTCGGAGTCCATTGCGTCTTTCAATACTACAACCCACATGGCGATGTATATGCTTACATTTCTGAGTGGCTTGCTAAGAATGTTTCAATAACTTATAATGCTCCATTGCATCCGTTTGTTCCATACATTGTTGATCTGCCAAAGCCAACATACAACATTCGTGAAGCAATTGGTATTCCGAAAAACAAACTAGTTTTTGGAAGGCATGGCGGCAACAATACATTTGACATTCCCTTTGTCAAACAAGTCATTGCGCGCATTGTGAGTGAAAGAGATGATATTGTATTCTTGTTTATGAATACTGAAAAGTTTATGGATCATCCGAATGTTATATTCATCAATCCGATCTTTGATCGAAATATGATTTCAAATTTTGTTTCTGCCTGCGATGCCATGCTTCATGGAAGAAATCTTGGAGAATCATTTGGACTGGCAATTGCTGAATTCTTATATCACAACAAACCAGTTCTTGCATGGGAAGGTGGCTTTGATCGCAATCATGTCAACTGGTTGAGTAATTATGATTTGCTCTATAAAGATGAATTCGATTTGTATGCAAAGATCGTCAACTTCAGAGAAAAAGACAAGACGGTCGACTATTCTAAAATCGTCGAGCAGTTCACCCCAGCAAACGTCATGAGAGTCTTCCATGATGTATTCTTGTCATCGAACCGATAGGCTATCTGAGCCGTTTTCTCTCCCCACCCCAACCCTATCCCTTCCCTCGGAGGTCGCCGCTCTCCGAGGCTCTCGCTCGGCGAGAGGAGAGACGTAAGTTATTGATTTTATTCAGGTTTTTACACAAAACCACGTGGGTTTTTCACACTCGTAAGTTATTGATTTTATTCGGGTTTTTAAACTTGCCTTTTTCACTCATTTCAGCGACAATAGTCTTATGGGATGGGAAATTGGTCCCCCCGATATAGGAAGGAATATTATTATGGGTTTCACTCTAAATCAAATGAAGGCGAATCTGGCTCGTGAGCGTCAGGTTGTGAAGGATATGATCTCTGCGATGAAAGAGACTCGCAAGGCGATCAAGGTATCGCGACAGATGCAGAGTGCTCTCCGCGCTGAGATTCGCCGCGAGACGCAGATTAATCGCGTCGTGAAGGCGGATCATCGTGCGGCTGTGAAGGCTGCTCGTGCTGCTGCTCGCGCTGAGAAGGTTGCTGCTCGTATCGCGAAAGCGGAGGCTCGTCTCCAGGCTTTGCGCGATAAGGCAAACGCGCCGAAGCAGATCCGCAAGAATTATCGCAAAGCCAGCCCTGTGAAGGTTTGGTCGGCGGAAGAAATTGCTGCGCTGAATGCGTAAGTGGTTGATGGAGCAGGGGATTTTCCCCTGCTTTACTTTTGCGATTGTTTATAGTATGATTGTTATTGTCCGTTGTTAATTTGTTATGGAGTTTTTATATTATGGCTAATCCTACTCGTAAGATGATTGAAGTGTATGAGATGTTGAAGGACGGCAAAGCGCTGAAGTTTGACACTCTCGTTTCTCGACTCGGCTGCAAGCCTGTGACTGCGATGGTCTTGATCTGTGCATTGAAGCGTGACTGCAATGCCGATATTGAGACGATCCGCGATGGTCGTAAGGTTGACTCGTATCAGTTGCATAATGCTGCTGCTATTGCGAGCAAGATGGTCGGTAAGGCAAAGGCAACCAAGGCACCGAAGGCTGCGAAGGTTGCTGTGCTGAAGACCAAGACCACTGTGACTCGTAAGTCAAAGGTCGCTGCTGATGAGGTTCCGACTGTAGAGGTTGAGGAAGTTGGTGATGATGAACTTGCCTCGTTGAAGGCTGAGTTGGGTCTGAGCGATTCTTATTCTGAGTAAGAGTCGCGCTAACAAAGTGGGGACTTCGGTCCCCACTTTTTTCTACAGGTGAAACATGAGCAAAATTAAGACTAGTGATGATGAGTTGCTTGCTATTGAAATGTCATATGGCGAGTTGACTCGAAGATTCGCAGAAGAAGGCATCAATCCATTTGCCTGTGCTGCTGTGATGACCAAGTTAGCATTCATGATCTACAAGACTTCATTGAATGCTGAAGATTATGATACAATGATCAATGAAATCTCTGACAATCGAGATAAGATCAAGTCTTTTACAGAATATGGAAGTTCAGGAAGATTGAACTGATGATCATTTTCATCATTACAATCACTCTTGCTTGGTGGTTGACTAAAATGTTCTGGGGTGATAAGGTTGGAAAATATAGTTTGTTTCTATATGTTCCAATCGGATTGTTCGGTGCATTTTTAAGTTTTGCTGATGAGAGTGGTAGTGAATTATTCAGTCTCGGATTTGCACTATCATTAATCTTTGCGTTCTGCTTTGTTGCGATTAATGTTCTTGCATTAATCATTATTGCATTTCGTAAGATGGACTGGTCTAATCCCGAACATCAACGAGCATTTTTGCAAGGATTGTTTGGTGCCTTTTCGAAAGGTGGTGGTTCATCTTCTTACTCCAGTGATGGCTATGGTAACTATGTGATACAATATCGTCGTCATGGTAGTTGGATCGATGGTCCTGGATCAAACAACGAACGTGTTGCCGAATCTATGTTCGACAACTTTGTTGCGAATGATCCACGTGGTGAAAATCGTTGTCGCCTAGTTTACAAAGTCAATGGTCGTGTTGAACAAGTCTTGAGTACCAATTAATGAAACGTCAATGGCGTCTTGCTGATAAAAACAATCATTACTATCATCAATCTCATAATGGATTGATCATTGGTCATGCGTACAATGTTGTTCATACGATTGTTTGGGGTGCCAAGATTCCAATCAATGCTGCTGAGGAATTGATCCTTGGTCAGTACGTTGAACTTGAATACGCCAAACGTGCAATTGAAGAATATTGGGAAGATAAAGATAGAACTTTAGAGGTGCCACATGAACATCTTCTACCTGGATACGGATCATAAAACCTGCGCGCAACATCATTGCGACAAACATGTTGTCAAGATGATTGTTGAGTATGCGCAATTGCTTTCAACAGCACATCGTATTCTAGATGGCAATCATTATTTCGACAAAAGCAAAAACAATCGCAAGATTCATCGCTGGAAGTTAGATCAGTATCGCGAAGATACGATGTATCATGCAGTGAGTTGGAATCATCCTTCTGCTATTTGGGTTCGTGAGTCTTTCGATCACTACCAGTGGCTCTGGAATATGGCTTCTGAACTCTGTCAGGAATATCGCCACCGCTATGGCGGCGCGAATGATAAGCAGCACAAGTCGTCGTTGGTCATTCAGAAACTCAGTTTCGCTCCTGACAATATTCCTCGAACGGGTATATTCTCTGAGCCTCCGCAAGCCATGCCAGAGGATGTGAAGGTTCCTGGGAACTCGATCGCTGCTTATCACAATTATTATCGAGTCTACAAGAAACGTTTTGCTCGATGGACGAATCGTGAGGTGCCTTCCTGGTATAAATAAAGGTATGCTAGATTTTTATACCTTTTTACTGGAAGAGAAAAGTCAAGGTCGCGGACTCCATGTCTTTGACGTGGACGATACGCTGTTTCACACCACAGCAAAGATTCGCGTAATGAAGGACAATCAAGTCGTTCAGTCTCTCTCAAACTCCGAATATAATACACACAAACTTCCTCCAGATCACCAGTACGATTACTCAGAGTTTCGTTCTGCAGAGAAGTTCGATACTGAATCGAAACCGAATCAGCGCATGCTCGAAAAGATGCGTCGCCTTCATGATCGCACGAAAGAAACTGGCGGCAAAGTGATTATTAACACCGCTCGAGCAGACTTCGACGACAAAGATCGTTTCCTAGATGCCTTTAGAAAACAAAAGGTAGACATCGATAACATTCATGTCTATCGCGCAGGCAACAAAGGCGAAGGAACAGTTGCGCAAAAGAAAACAGATATTATTCGAAATCAATTGTCAAACGGAGACTTTACTCATGTAAGCCTTCATGATGACAGCGAAGAAAATTTAAACCATTTTCTTGCTCTTAAGAATGAATTTCCAAACGTGAAGTTTGTTGCTCATCATGTCAAGCCAGATGGGAAGTCAAAAAGATATAGTGGGTGAGTTATGCCAATTTATGAGTTTTTGAATACGAAAACAAAAGCGATCGAAGAACATACGATGTCAATTACTGCCTATGATTCATTCAAGGCAGAGAATCCGCACCTAGAAAGATATTACAGTGAAGCACCACTATTCAGTTACAGTGGCACTGGTGATATGGCTGGAAAGAAAACAGATAATACTTGGAAAGAAGTCATGCACAAAATTGCTGAACAGAATCCAATCAGCCCACTTGCAGATAAAGTTTTGAAGAAGAAAACAAAACAAATTAAGACAGAGCAGGTTCTAAAGAAACATAAAGTATTGGGGGGATAATTTTGTCTAAGAAGAAAAATGGAAACTCAAACAGTTACATAGAAATCACTTCAGAGGTTACTGAGAAGAAACCGCCGCGAATCAAAGCAGCGGAATTAAAAAAGTTCGAACCACTCACACCAAATCAAGCAAAGTTTTTCGAGGCATATGCTCGTGGAGATTACTTCACGATGCTCTGTGGTTCAGCAGGTACTGGTAAATCATTCATTGCCTGTTATAAAGCCATTGAAGAAGTCCTCGATCGCTCATCACCATTTCATCGCATCGTGATTGTTCGCTCTGCTGTTCAGTCTCGTGATCTTGGATTCACTCCAGGATCTGTAGAGGAAAAAATGAGTTTGTATGAACAACCTTATATGCAGATCTGTCATACGTTGTTCGGTCGTCGTGATGCTTATGATGCGATGAAAGAATGTGGTCGTATTGAATTCATCTCTACCAGTTTCATTCGCGGTATGAGTTTCGATGATGCTGTCATCATCGTCGACGAATGTCAGAATATGACTTGGGAAGAATTGACAACAATTATGACTCGTGTTGGTCATCGTTCGAAGATTATCTTCTGTGGCGATTACAAACAGACAGATCTCTATCGCAATACCAAAGACAAGAGTGGACTTCGAAAGTTCCACGAAGTTGCCAAGACTATGAACTCGTTTACGAATATCGAATTCACAACAGAAGATATTGTTCGCAGTAGTCTTGTCAAAGACTTCTTGATTGCTGTTGAGAAATATGAAAAGCAAGAAAATACTTGACTTTTACTTGACTTTGTTATACAATAGACTATGTCGGTCATGATAGAGATACTTTATAATGTTTAACCATATACACCATGATTTCCCCAAACTCTTGCAAGAGAACGTAGACGGCACTCGCTGTTACGTCACTCCGACTGGTGAGAGGTATCCGTCTGTCACCACAGTTCTTTCTGATTATGGGAAAGAAGCAATTCTAGAATGGCGCAAGAGAGTCGGTGAAGCCAAAGCAAACGAAGTCTCTCGCAAAGCCACCACTCGAGGGACTAGCGTCCACAAAGCACTCGAGATGTATCTCAAGAATGAAGACATCTCCTCTCTCGAAATGTTGCCGAACGTCAAGTCTCTTTTCGTTCGAATGAAGCAAGAAATAGACGCAAAGGTCAATAACATCCATTGCTTGGAAGATCGTCTTTTCTCTCACGAACTCAAACTTGCTGGAACGGTAGACTGTATTGCTGAGCATAACGGTATTCTTTCTGTTATTGACTTCAAGACTTCTGTTCGTCTCAAAAAGAAAGAGAACATTGGCAATTACTTTATGCAAGCCGCTGCCTATCGCCAGATGTTCTACGAGATGACTGGTCTAGATGCCAAGCAAGTCATTATCCTCATCGGCGTTGATACCGCTAACTTTTGCCAAACTCTTGTGGTCAAAGAGGATGAGTTAGAATCACACAAGCAAGAATTGCTTAAATACATCGAGGCATATCGAACCAAGAATAACTTGCCTTTGCTTGTGTGATTTAGTATAATAGTCCTATCAGTTGGAGAGTTAGATGAAATGTTTTCCTGCTATCACTGCCGCCCTCCTGCTTGGTTGCTCAAGCATCGTAGCAAACGCTCAAAGTACGGAACAAGTGTTGGGTGCAATTGCTGGCGGCGCACTTGGCAGCACTATCGGCGACGGTGATGGTCGTAAGGCTGCGACTGTAATTGGCGCGATTCTTGGCTACAATATGGGTGATCAAGTCTTGAATTCAAATTATCGAGACGAATTCTCGAGATTAGATCATCATGACTTTCGAAGATGGTGTCAACACCGAGTTCCTCATCGATATGATTATGATAGAAATTTGCGCAACCAGTGGATTTCTGGTTGCGTGAGTCGATTGAATCGTCAACAACGTGAACTTGAACGTGAAGCATATGAGGATGGATATTATGGACCTGCCAATTAATGATTATGAATTGAGTGTGATCATCGAAGCACTACAGAGAGATGGTCGTTGGGAATTGCGTGATCGTCTCGCTCTTGTCGAGCAATTGATCAAAGAAGGCAAACCATACAAGAAGATTCTCCGCGAAGAGTATAATCTCGTCGCCTAATAGCCTCTATCAATCATTTCTATTGAATTAAATTATCGCAAAAAGATGCGAGAGAGGCATCTTTTGTCATATATACTTACTCGTATAGGTTTCGTATAGGTTTTCATTATACAGGAGTTTGAACATGAAGACAGTTGGAGATAAGGTAAAGAATTTCGCAGTTACTGGTGTCAAGCCTGGTGCTCTCACTCCAGATAATGCTTTTGAAACTATTACAGATCTTTCTTTTGAAGGCAAATGGAAGGTCGTTGTGTTTTATCCAAAGGACTTCACCTTTGTTTGCCCAACAGAAATTGTTGCCTATGATAAGTTGAACAAAGATTTTGCTGACCGCGATGCGGTTCTTTTGATTGGTTCAACAGACAACGAGTTCTGCAAGTTGGCATGGAAGAATGCTCACGAAGATCTTAAGAAAACTACATCTTGGTTCTTTGCTGACACAGCACGCGATCTTGAAGATGTATGGGATGAAGATACAAACAGCCTCGTTCAGCAACTCGGTGTGTTCTACAAGCCAGCAGGTGCTGCTCTTCGCGCAACGTTTATCGTTGATCCAGATGGAATCATTCAGCATGTCACTGTGAATAATTTAAACGTCGGACGCAATCCAGAGGAAACACTTCGTATCCTCGATGCTTTGCAGACGGGTGAACTTTGCCAGTGCAATCGTCAGGTTGGTGAAGCAACTCTCTCAAAATAAAGGAAAGAAACTTAAATGAAAAAACTAATCATTGGATTGATGATGTTATCTGCGCCAGCGATGGCTCAAGATCGTGTGGCTCAGTATGACTTTGACAAGGACGGCAAAGTTTCATTTGAAGATGTAAATCGTTACTGCACAGTAACGAGTGGTTTGTTTGAAAGAGCAGACAAGAATCAAGATGGCTTTTTGAGCAACTCAGAAATGCGTCAAGCAAAAGCCTATTTGTTCTCACGCTGCGCAGAAGTACCAAAGGACGCTTAATATGAATTGGGTCAATGTAGTTAAAGAAGGTTTACCAGAATACGCAAAAGATACAAGATTGAATCTTGATGCAGTTCTACTTCGCAGTTCTCTTGACCCATTGGTTGCGCAAGGATGCGCACTTGCAGCGGCATTCGCTGCAGGAAATTCTCGATTAGCAACAGCAATCGACGCAGAGTTTGAGGATCGTAAGGAAGCCGACGCTGCGTTGACTGCTGCCTCTATTATGGCACAGAATAATGTTTGGTATCCATACATTGAAATGGTAGAAGATCCTGCATTGAAGGGACTTCCTGCATTACTTCGTATGAACGGAATCATCAATCATGGTGGCACTTCAAAGGTCAATTTTGAAGCATACTCTCTCGCTGCCTCAATCGTAGGCAAATGCCAATTCTGTGTCAAGGCTCACTATGATACTCTCAAGAAAGAGGGTATGACAGTTGAGCAACTCCGCGACATTGGTCGAATTGCTGCTGTTGTCAATTCAGTCGCAAAAGTTCTTGCTGGCTAAATAATACTACCTTTTTCTATTATTGGGAGTATAATATGTCTGAAGTGAAACAATATCCATGCGCATGCGGACGCAGTCCGACTGGCTATTGCATTGGTTTGCATGCAATGACATCTGAGCAATACAAGAAGTATCTTGAAGAGCAACAGAAATCATTGAATGAACAGACAAAGCCACAGTTTCTAGTTGATTAATGGTTGTAAACTGACAATTAAAAGTGTTCTGGACTCGGGTTCGACCCCCGACATCTCCACCAAATGCCCATCACCTCTGCAGAAATGTACGTGGTGGCTATCTTATGGGGATGAATTTGGCTTCGACAGGGCAAGTAATAACCTGACAGCAACCAGTGAGGCGACTGACTCAATCAGCGCAAATAAATGTAAATGCAAACGACGCATATTACGATCAGGAACTCCCACTAGCCGCTTAATTGCGGTAGGAGTATACCAGAGTTGACCGCTTGGTAACAGAAAGGTCTGGGTTGGTGGTGCGAACCACCAACCTTTTCTTTCCACTGCAATAATGGAGACTGAAACATGAATGCAGTAGATATATTACATAATGTTGAAAAATATTTTGATCGCAATCACAATTTGTTCTGTATGTGGGGTGGATTATTCTCCCTAATATTTTTCGGAATCTTTATCCCATACAGAATGTTGGCAATACAAGAAGCAAATCTTAATGCTCAATTGTCAGCATACCAAACTCAAAATTCATATCTTGCCACTCAGGTCAATGATATGTCTCATGAAATGAAATTTTTGAAACTCAGTTATGACGAAAAGCAAAACGTCATGCGAGAAGTCGATTGCCTTGCAAAAAACATTTACTTCGAGGCAAAGGGTGAACCACGCGCAGGTAAAATTGCCGTGGCTGAAGTCACAATGAATCGTGTAAAGAGCAAGCAATTCCCTCGTTCTGTTTGTGCAGTAGTTTATCAAAAGACCAAAGGCACTTGCCAATTCTCTTGGGTGTGTGAGGGAAAGAAAGTAATTCGCAATCGTGCAGCATGGAAAGAGTCTTTGCAAATTGCTGAGACTATATTGATTTTAGACAGGAAGTACGGTATAATTGGATCTGCAAAGTATTTTCACGCAGACTATGTTGATCCATCTTGGGCAGAGAAAAAGAAACTGATTCGCAAGATTGGCAATCATATATTTTATCATTGAGGCTTTATGAGAATTATTGAAGACGTTAAGTTGGACTATAAAGATGTCCTCATCACTCCGAAACGTTCTAACCTTTCTTCAAGAAGCGAAGTAAATCTAGAAAGAATATTCACTTTCAGAAGTGGCAACAGTTGGAAAGGCGTTCCAATTATTGCTGCAAACATGGATGGTATTGGCACTCTAGAGATGGATTTAGAGTTTGCCAAACATAATTGTATGGTTGCTTTGACCAAACATTATGGTGAACCTGAATTAAATAGTCACTTTGCGCGAAGATTAGACAGTAGCATCTATTCTCTTGGCACTTCTGGCGAAGATTTAAAGAAATTCGATGAAGTGTATAATATCGTCGGAAATCGAAACATGAGAGTTTGTATTGATGTTGCGAATGGTTACACACAAGCCTTTGTGAATTTCGTTCGCCATTTTCGTGATCGTTATCCTTATGTTGTATTGATGGCAGGTAATGTTGTTACACCAGAAATGACAGAAGAACTAATTATCGGCGGTGTTGACATCGTGAAAGTTGGTATTGGTCCTGGCTCTGTTTGCACTACACGCAAAAAGACAGGCGTCGGCTACCCGCAGTTGAGTGCAGTGATTGAGTGTGCGGATGCTGCTCATGGTCTCAAGGGTCATATCATAGCGGATGGAGGGTGTTCCGTTCCTGGGGACGTTGTGAAAGCATTTGCTGCGGGAGCCGATTTCGTGATGCTTGGTGGAATGTTGGCAGGTCATAAGGAAGGCGGAGCGAGTGCACTGGGCGGAAATAAATTCTACGGAATGAGTTCTGATACTGCAATGGATCTGCATAATGGTGGTGTTGCCAATTACAGAGCATCTGAAGGCAAGACTGTAGAGATTCCATATCGCGGTGAGGTGAAACGAACTATGCAAGATATTTTGGGTGGATTACGTTCGGCATGTACTTATGTGGGGGCAAGTGAATTGAAAGAGTTGAGTAAGCGCACAACGTTTGTTCGTGTGACTCAGCAGTTGAACAATTCCTTGAGTGAATATGAGATCTAATATGGCAAGTCGCGAAGAAAAAAATAACTTTTCTATGATGATCATGAATCTGGCGATTCAAGAAAAGATTGATCACATGGATGCAATCACTTCATACTGCGAGCGTAACAATCTTGAGATTGAAGTTGCTGCAAGTTTGATCAATGATTCTCTAAAGAGTATCATTGAAGGTGAAGCAATGGAGTTGAGATTCTTGCCGCGAGGAAGTCGATTGCCTCTATGAATGGATACGATTTGTATTGCATCTATCAAGCCATCAAGTTGCATTTCACTTCAGAGAGTTATAACTTCTTTCAATACGATGGCAAAACTAGAGTATCAGTAGATGCATTTCAAAAACGTCGTGACAAATTTCTATTCCACCGTCTTGCGAGGAAGTATCGCGACGATGAGATGGTTCCATTTCTGGTTGCTAATTTTGTACACAGTGATGATAACTGGACCAAGTCATTGCTTGAAGACCAGGCTGAAGAAACTTATCGGGATTGGAAACGAACCACG